ATTAATTCCTAAAGCTAGCGGTTTGATCATCTTGGGTGACATAGAAGTTTGAGATCCGGGTGGTGACATTAGTTCCAGATAGGTCTTGCCCATCCCCCATCCATCGCAATATCCCCGTCTTCATGTCCATGTTGAGACAGGATATCCCCTTGTTGATCCGAGAACAGTTGCGGTCGACAAAATCGCCGGGAGGGTTTCTTCTGGCTTTGGGGAAATTCCGATGCAGGATACGTATCACTGAGCCGATATGGGCCATCTCTGAATCCAGTTGTATATTTTTTGTGTAGGTCTGTGGTTTGATAAGTGACCAATGCGGGAACCAGGATCGTCCAATCTGTTTGTTCCAAAAGTTAAAAGGGACAAAGTTATCAATGAGTCTTTGACCAAATGAGGTTTTGGCATATGAATCTTGGACATATCCTGACCATATCCTGTATCCCACGATCCAGATGCCCAACTTGAGACACACTTGGTCGGAAGGAGGGCCAGGAGGGGTCCTGTAGCCAGTTGTGACATCGTATATCCCATTCAATGCTAGCAGGAACAAATGTAGAGGTAAGAATTCTGTTGACAAATTATCCCCAAATGATCTAGTGATTGAAAATGATATGTCAGGGCGGACTCCTAATGATGATAAGAGGTTAATCATTTCTGGGCCTGGTTCTGGTAGTAGAAGAGGGGGTACCCCTACCGTCAGGTCTAACCCGGCAACCTTCCTAGCCCGCTTGAATTCTAATAGTGGAGATGCAAAGACAGGAAAGGATGAGACATCCGTCCTCAATTGCATCAGATCCGGCTTACGCACCTGAAGGTGAGAGAGCTTTGTCTGCCCTGACATCAATACATAAACCTCCGATGTTTGGGATGAAGATAGATCTGAGTACCATAGTTCAACCTGAGAGAAGACATGTCCACACTTGGTTAATATCATCTCTTGGGCCTTGAATATCCTAGTGAGGTATGTTTTAAATAGGATTACGCCATCTCTTGTCAGCAGTTGAGGTCCATACCTCATCAAGTTATCTTCAATCTTGGATATTGAGATCTCGTCTACCACTTCCATGTCCAATATTATCAAATCCACTTGTATGGATTTAGATTTAGTTATGTCCACAAAGTACTTCCATGTCTTTGTGTCAGTAAGATCGCTAGGATGGGCCCAGCTATCAGAATAATTTACAACTTGGGTACAATCATTCAATGAGTGAGAGAGGGCAGATGGAGGTGCAGGAGTTGTACCCTTAAGGCGTACATCTGAGAAGTCGCATATGCTGTTGAAAATTACTCTGCTAGTGGGGTACATCCTGCATACTAAGGCAGTCAGCCCCCCTGACCCGTCTCCTCCCACTAAGGCACCCCTTACATTGAGGCGGAGTTTTGAAAGAATACTCCTTAGTTTGTAATGAGAGCCAGTTGCGATTTGTGCTGTTCTTAGGCCGGATATCAGAGGGTTTTGAATCCTGGGGATCAACATACCCGGTGGAGTCCGGATCTCTTCTACAGAGAACACAACCGTGACGAAATCAGCAGACGAGGTGTATTCATCACCCCATGTCACTGTCAGTCTTCTGTCTGTTATGGACTCCGTCCGAGTGTTATACTTTACTGCGTGTCTGGTCTCCTGATTGGAGCATACAACCCACTCAGCGGCGAGTGACTCCATGGCGGTGATGTCAGTATGCGGATCATCCTGCTCTCTCGCCTGTACACTCAAGCTTCGAAGCTCCTTCAATTCTTCTAGATCTCTCTTCTGCCATATGTCTTTTGCCAGAATCTTGGTCATCAGCCCACTAACTGTCACTAGGCTCACGATCATCGGGTGGTTGGCATCAGCAAAGATCCATGCTTCATCTCCAGATCCCGATTTAACCGACCTGAAGTAGGCTAGCCCTTCTGTCATCAGCTGACTCTTTAGGTAGTTTGATGCCAAGTCCCCTATGTCTTGGGTCACCATAGGATAAGAAGGAGGTATCCTATGGGGTATCGATCTGAACACTGCTGTGAACTGCTCATCCCGGAGGATGTTTAGAAATCCATCATTTTGAACCAGCCTACTCACAGTCATGCTACAGAGTCCGAGGGTGGTCTGTTTCACAGCTCTACTGCTTCTGAAGCATCGTTGGTGGACAACCGAAACAGTGCAGCTGCGAAGTAGTCCATGCAAGATTCCCAGTAGATAGGCTCGAGGGTTAACCTTATTCCGGAAACTCAATGGAAATAGTGCGGGATCATCAGCCATAGATCGAATTCCCCATACAGAATCTCCATAGATAAACCCCTGGATGAAGCCAACATGATAGGACTGACGATCGTGAGACACACATTCCCACTTCCCTGACCGCAATGGAATAGAGGGCCGGGAGACTGACCACTTTGAGCCATCTGGCTTCCATTTGTCTAGAAGATTAGAAGTTATGGTATGAGAATAAGGTGCTGGGCTTTCCAATGTCACCTCCTTTATAGGTCTGAGGCAGGACGTGCAATTGACATGTTGATGATAATAGCCTTGAGACCCATCCACAGGGTGGATCTCCCCAACGGATATTAGAGCGTGGAGCAAGCAGCTCTGGTACATAAAATCATAGTTCTCATCCCCCAGATCAGCAAGATAATTGGTCGTGGCAATCATCCTTGTCAGCTTTGATGGGTTCTGAGCTGTGTAACCGCCGCTACTCTGCCGAGAACAACTGAAGCGATGCAGTGCAGATCCCGTTCGTCTCACCCCACCGGAGTTTTGGCTCCAGGACTCACCTGTCAAAGATTGCAAGTTGTTTAAAATACTCTGCGCTAGGTTTGATCCAGGTTCGATGAACCATCCTATTCCATTTCTCAGAGATGCTGCCCTTTTGATCACTGGCACAACCGCCTCCTTCTCCCATGGATTAACAATCCCTGTGGATTCTGTCGTGCTGGATCCCAAATATGCCACGCATGTTCCCCGGGTATCTTTCAAACCCTTGAATCCAAGTGGAATTAATACAGAGATATACAGGTTCATCGGGAAGGTTGTAGTACAATTTGGGCAAGCTGGGGCGGCTCTTAGAGGAAGTCCGAATAGCTCGGCGGGGTGAGGTATGGTCGCCCCGTAAACCACCTGCTGCCATGACACCCTTCTCAAATAATCTGCCTGAGTAGACGAACATGACCACACCTCCACCTTCTCAGCATCCTCAAATCGGTATCCGGTCAAATCCCTTATTGTTGCAATCTCAGACTTGATCACAATATTGTCATATCCAATATCAAGGTTCCTTCTAAATTGGTTTCTGATGGTTTTAGAATTTTGAAACAATCCGATCAGACCCTCAGCTATGCCCAAATAGGTTCCAGCCTTATATTCACTTAAAAATCTTGGGAACAAGGGACTGATCTGTGTCAGATGCATGAGGAACCCCTCTTCGTGATCTTTTTGGTGGATCACGGCTTCTGCAATGATTTCGTTGGCGATTTCATCAACTGATTTATGTAGCGACAGTTTTATAGCATCTTTAATCAGATTAGTGGCACTCAATCCCTTTGGAACGTTGATAGAGAGAGGGTCCTCTAAAAGCTTGGATAAGTCTTCTGGTGAGAATACCTTCAGTTTAGGATTACCGAACTGGATAAATGTCTGTCGGACCTCATCAGAGTGAACATTCATCGCTACGATTCTCAGAAAAGTGAGACTTTCTGTTATCGGGTCAGGGAACATCCTAATTAAGAATCTGGTTAAAGACATGCCACAGGCACCTCCCATAGAGGGATCTAAGTACAAGACTGCCAATAAGTAAGACAGTCTGCTGAATGACTGTCCGGTTACCCCTTCTATAGAAGACACTGGTCCTCGCAATGCCGGGTTGTGTATCTCATTCATGATCCGCACAAAATTACCCATAAAATTATAGTGATACATCGAGTTAATCGGGGAGTCAGAGTAGTGGGAGACTGTCAGGGCATTGCTTCCAATCGTGGCCATGACATTTGATAGGGTAGGTAGTTGATCATTAGTTACACAGGTTACTCTGGACCATCTCTTTGTCTCAAGGTTTCTAATATTGCCATGGATGACACAAGTCTTTCCGTAATTCATATACTCGGTGCTTTTGATAGTTTCATCATGATTTATGATGAGTCCTAATTTCCCTGTCCCTATCCTAATTCTTTCCATCAAGCTTCGATTATTTTTACAGATATCTCTAATGTTCGACTGCAGCTGATTCTGATCCCGCGATGTACGTATCCTGTATCTAGAACTCAATACCTGATTGTCCCCTTGTGCAAGCGTTTTAACCACTGTGTTGGTGGCTAGGCTCTCCCGCCTCAATACTAGCAAGTTGCAAATGCTCCATCCCTTCTGTCTCAATCCCTCCAGTCCACCTTTCTGCCCATTCCAGCAGACCCGGAGTTCAGTTCTGTTCATCAGATTGCCCTCTCCATCGAAGTCCATCAGGTCAGCTCTATTTAGATAATAAATCCATGATTTTTCAAATATCTCATGTGTACGCTCTATTAGATGCGGGTAACCCAAGAACTTCCCCATGACCAAGAAGATTGGATTGTTGGCTTCCCCTCTCTGGTGGTTGTTCCATTTTTCATAGTCAATGTGATCAGTGATAGTCAAGTTCTCATAGTCTGCCTCTCCCTGACCCCGAGAGTTCTCCAATATCTTGCCAATTACTGTTGTGAGGTCATCTGCCATGGTCAGCCCTTTGAATAAGGGGACAAAGTGGGTCTTAATGAGGTATTCAGTCATGACAAAGTAGTCGCGGATGTCCCAAGACATTAAAGAGAAGAACCTCCCATCGATTTTCTGTTCTCTTTCTTTTGCCATCAATCCTATAATAAGCTGTTCAATGGGTATACCTGAATCGTTCACCTGTTGTAGGAACATGGGCCAGTTCGTCGATGGGGAATTTAAGAGGGTTGACAGCACTTTCCGGGAGGGGATCGGTTTCCCCGGGTGTGATGTCATCCATTCCCTGACTTCCGATCTCGTCATAGAATGACTCTTGTCTGAATATAAGAGAGACGGATCAATCACATCAGGGATGTCATAACATTTGGTCAAAGGTAAGGTGTGCCACCCATCCCCAAAATTCTTAATAATGGAGTTGTTGGGCCAGGATGATGTCCGGATATAATCCACCAGAGGATGGTCCTTATCTATTAGAAGAGGATCAACCGGCCATTTCTTTGTTTTACGAAATCTATCTTGGATAACAAGGAATGCGAGATCACTGGCCAATTTCTCTACGTATTCCTGGTCGATCTCTTTCTCCACCGTCGTCTGCATGTACAACTTTTCTAAACCGGCTAAGTAATTTATATAAGGGTGTCCCCAATGACGAAAGGACCCATAGAATGTGAGAAGAGTGTCATAGTTGGTTGTTCCTTCAATTAGCTCATACATTTTACTAATTGATGGTGTGTTCACAGATTCTTCTATTACCTTGGCTTTGACATGGGCACGGAAGTCAGGAAAGTCGGGTATTAGAGGCTTCCTAGACTGTGCCAAGTCTGTAATCCTGCTACTGCACATAGCCTCCAGCATCTTCAAACCATTATATCCAGATGTGCCGCCTTCATCCAAGACCATATCCCCCAGCTCATAGAGCATCTGTAGTCGGTAATGGGCGTCTTCAGGGAAGACACAATCTGCTCTATTGCTCAGTGCAAGGAATGAGTTGAACCGAGCAACGTAGGTATCCTTCATCATCAGAATTGCATTGCGGTCCAGCATCCTGTTGTGATCAAACATGTAAACATACCCCCCGGCTATGCTCAGGGGTCCGAAGTTTCTCGTATACAATGTGAAATCGAACACATCTGGCATCCCACGAGACTTGGATTTGAAGCTTTTTATCAAATGGGTTCTCTCTTGGTCAGTTGTACAATTCAAGTGGAGGGTTACAATATGCAATTCCCAAAAATAGTATCCCCACTTCAATTCTTCCTCCGGCAAGGCAATCTTGGATGTCAGGGTGACTCCTTTGTGATTGATCCATCCCCGTAGGAATGCGTCCACTACAGGTTTGGTTTCCTCCGAGTCTGCCTGTGCTTTTTCAAGGATCATCCTAAACTGTCTCACAACATAATATCGGTGCTTTAGATTAAAGTTGCCAAACCATCCAGAGAAAGTTGCTGCACCTTCTATTGTTGTAGGAGACTGCCCAGGGAACAGTCCTTGTTTTGTCCGGACCCATCGATCCTCGTTCCATCGGGGGTCGGTGCATCCGCATTGCAACCAACGAATGAATGCCTCCAACTCATCTGCAATCATCGGAGAATTGAGAGAGTAGTCAACATTGCTTAAGTGCCTCATTGATTCAAGATCCCCGAAGGATGGATCTTGCGGGTCCAAGTATGCGTCCATAGAGAACGGATCGTAGGGATCTTCTATTTCAAAATCCATAATAATTGCAGGATGACCGGAAATTATCACAGCTTAATTGGTGTTGTTTTTTTCATGGCAACGTTGACCATCCTAGAACGCACTAGACACTTGTCCAGGTCGGTTATATTCTACATGATACCTGTCCCTAGTTTCTGGTTTCCTTCGTGAACATTTTATGAACCTACACAACAGCAGAGGTGGGCATAGTACAAATAAAATATACTTAAAGGGAATCACATCTAAGACAACCAGTGCGATGAGTGAAACGAATATCAGTGCCAAGATCAAATACAACTTTAGATTATCGTAGAAACCTGATATAGATCGAGTTGCCAGGCCTATCAGGTTTGTGGAATTAACACCCCTATTCCAAGTTGTTACAGACTGTTCTGTGTGATTACTGATAACATGAAGTATAGGGTGAGACACGGTGTGTACAGGGTGTCCCCACATTAATTCTGTCGCTGCCTCTAATCTCAGGGACATCCCTAAAGGCACTCTTACTTGCCCCTCATACTTAACAATTCCATTGATCCCCTCCTGGAGGCCGGGGCGTGTCGGTGAATCGCTCCATTCGGTCCAAAAGACCTTTTGTCCCCTCGAGTTTTCACCCAGTTGGTTCTCCTCCTTGTTCAGGGTCACTGTGTCTATGTATTGGTACATTCCGACACTTTGATACAAGATACCTTTCTCTCTCTTGTAAACAATACCAGGTCCTTCTTGCACTTGAATCAAATAGGAGAGATCGAGGGCAGATGTCGGAAGTCCAGACACCATTTTTGAGATGGTCTCTTGACACTTCAATCTGTACATCATGTTGACAGTGAGCTCTTGAATTTCAGGATTTATATTTTCCACAACGGCAGTTTGTATAGTGGTGCCGGGAGGACACGGAGGGAAGTCAGTTACCTGGAAGGTCACAGAGTTGGGATGGTCAAGATTTACAGATACCTTCATCCACTCCCCATCGTGGAACCTCACCCCTATTTCACCACAGAAGGAGATTCGACATGCTAAAGTGAGATTTTTGTCTCGGTGGCCTTCGATATGGATGGAACCTACCTCAAGCATTGGCTCCCGCTCTCCATACAGCCGAGATGAGTAAATGAGGCCCATACTTCGTTGCCACCCAGAGCATTCTGGGCTCACTGCCAGATCTTTTGATACCCACATCATATCATCATGGATGGTCCCCCCCATCCCTGGGCTTGAAATACCACCCGGAAATATTGCATCAACATAATTATTAGTGTACGGGTCTAACATTACAGGATGTTCTTTAACGATAATATCCTCGTACTCCTTCGTGTTTACCGAATTCCAAGAACAGTCCTCAGGAGGAAAGCTCAACGGGACGTGGGTGCCCAGTTGGTGCTCTGCTATAGCATCCTTACACTCAGACTCTTTTACTCTAAGTGGAGAGATGGAGTGTGAAATGGTCGGGGAGAAATACCATGGCATATCACAGATAGTCTCATACTTCACCTTATGGCATGTGTAGCCCTCCACTTTTGTGTCAGTGTTCAGGCTCGGCCTCTCAACTAAGACACGTGTCAGGATTTGGTGCTTCTTGGGGTCGTAGGACTGAAAGGATGTTGGGCATAATATCTCTCCATAGTTAGCCACACTCCAAGAGCTATTCCGATTCATTTCGGGGAATACCAAATCCGGGGTGAAAGCCTTTTGGCTCGCAGCCAGCCACACTAAGGTGGTGATGAGTATCAGTGCCAACATCCAGGAATGGACGAATAGAACATGAAGCTCATAGTGTGCCATTTCAGCAGAAGGAGTTTTTTTCATGCAGATGGAATAATCTGTTGTTGATACGTAGGTTAGTTTTAGAAAGGATGGATAACATAACGCCCTCCTGTCAATGAATAGACAAATCGTGCACGATCTAGGATGGTAGTAAACTGTGGAGTGTGTTTAAGTCCTTCAGATGTAACCTCAATGAAGGACTCGATAGGTGAAGTTCGCCGCTTAGTAGATGACATCTGAATCTTGAATGAGATGACATACTGAATCTTTCTGTGAAGTACCCGGTGATTATATGAATAATCGATCTCCTGGTTCATGAGTTCCGGGATGGCATGCCACACAGTAGTTAGTTCATCAAAATATGCCCCATACCTTACTCCGTTGGATGGGCCAGGAATCTTCCGGGCATTGTATGCTAATACATAATACACGAACAATAAAATAGGCTTGAATACTGGATTGCCGTCATACAGATCAAGAATATCACTAATAGCCCTGTCCCAGGTCTCCCACTCCTTTATCTCATAATTAGTTGTGATGGTGAGATGAGACTTGATCAGCCAATCGGCTCTTTTGCACTTGGGTTGGATGATTCCTAGGGAAGGGGCAGTTGGCTCAGCGAATGGTGAGTTCACCTCATGTCCTCCGATCGTGCTGGGGATTGGGAGATATGATTTATCTTCACTCTGTGGTTTTCTCACCGCAACGGTATCTTTTACAAACCTGACCAATTGGTTCATCTTATTCATGGCGGCTTCACAGAGAATTTGTCGGTGATGTTTGTAGTTGATGTTGCTAGTTTTTTTCATGCCCTTAGGGTGCTGACTAAGATCTCGTCCATGTAATGGATCTTCACTGTGAGCGATAGGTATTCAGAGTATAATGCCATAACCAACGGGAAATCTGGTTCATTGTGGAGTCTGATGTAATGACTAGTGAAACAATTTATTATATTCTTAATGTGATAATGATACAAGCAATGTTCTGATACAGATGGAACCATGCTCTTTATCAGAGCACCTAATACGCTCGCACACTGGTCCCTGATTTCAACGTATTTTTCTCTAGACTCAGTCACATCCAGTGTCATCTGTAGCACATCTGTGGTTGAATCCCTCTTGTGCCTGCCTCGCACCCCATTCTCCTCAAGAGCTCTTAAAAACTCCCGACCGAATTTTCTTCCGTTGGTCAGATCATACCCTGGTGTAATGTCTTCTTTAAGATCTCTAACCGCTTTTGTGAAGCGAGTTAATGGGTTTATATCCGTCACTGAGGTCCTAATGTTTAGCGTCACTCCATCGGGGGTAAGGGTTGCAGGCGTGGTTTCAGGAACTACTGGGGCCAACGTAGAGGTGAGAGAGGGAGAGTGCAATCTTTGGTCTTGGCTACCCGCGGCGTCATAAGCTCCGGCCAGTTTTGAAAGTTGGAAGAAATCAGTAGCTAGATCTGTAGTTGTCATGTGGCTGCATACAAAGTTTTCCTCCCTTGTGAGCTGGCCCTCTTGGAAGTGTTTCACATTTAATTGCTGAGTAATGTTCAGCTCTTCGGCACCCTCCATCAAGATCGTAGTGTTCAGTTGCACTGGCAATATCCTGTCTGTTATATTTATAGATAACGGGATAGACACAGATAAAACATTTCCATAATAATATAGGTGGAAAAGAGAAAGGACTAAGGGTAGAACGGAGGTTCGTCGGCACATTGTGGAGGGAACTTTGATTTGTTGTTGAGACATTTTTTTCATGGTGAAGCATGGTGCATGGATGGGGTTGCTTCTCTATATAGAGGGGAGTACCGGGTCATACAACTGGTAATTTACCTTGATCTTGTTTAGTTGTCTAGTGGATGCAAACACATCTTCTAATATAAACACAGGATTGTCAGGATACAAAGAGGTATCGGGGTATAGTAACTTGAGGTTTGCATCAGAGAAACCCAAAGTCTCGTTGGTGATCTTGAAGTTGGGAACCTCTGCTGACTTCCCCTTGAGTTCTATCCCTCGCTGGAGATACGCTTTTATTTGACGCTCAGGTAATGACTGCTCTGACGAAGTGGGTTCCGGAACGAATACTATCTCTGGCTCTGGATTTGAGGAGTGTTGAACAATCTTCCTCTTCTTGCCGGGAGGTTGGGCTGGCGATAGTGAGTATCGAGTGCTAGGTTTAAGAGGGGTGCTCCACATTACTATCAGGTGTACAATCTCTCCTTGTTTGTTACGATTCGGGTACGTGTTGTACAAAACATCAAATTCATCTTGCAATCTATTAATGAGTGCCATATCAGAGGTTTCACCGATGTAAACCATCTGGGTGACCCGGCCATTAATTGTCTCTTTGTGGTGGATCCCGGTAATAGGTTGAGGAGTGGAACAAGTCGGTCCCGCACTCAGGTCCATGTTCTCATTATCTTGATCCATGTAACTAGTCATCATAGTTGAATACATCTCCCCTTCATGGTAGGCTGCCTCTTGATCTGGTGGTCCGTCCTCTAAGTTCGGTAAAGAATCCGAGCCTATGGAGGATTCCAAGATCTTGTCTAAAGTTGGTCTTCCCTCACCTACCTCCATCTCGTCAATCGAGGGGGGGTACGCAATGCCTTCATTGTATACATCCAATTCTGCATTGCTTTCAAACTCACCCAAGGCGTTTTTGTGATCCCAAGCAGCAGCTCTCTCGCGTAGTAGTGCAAGCCTTTGTTCATCCTCCTGGGTTAGATTCATCGCTGTTGTTAGTGCTTTCTCAGGTCCTGGTTGTTGTGTGTGATGGTGATGTTGGCTCTTTGGAGTTGTACTTTATCTTGCTTATCTGTATTTTTTTCATGATCTGTCACACCCGAGTCACATCAAACCCTTTCGGAAGGTTTGAGATGAAGTTCAGTTTCACCCATTCTCCCACCGTGCCGGCACGAACCTGTGGTATACCTTGAATCACTTTGTTTAGATCATCCACTTCTGACTGTGTAAATTTATAATCTCTATCCTGATATTCCGCTAGCCAACCACGCGGGTCCGTAGGTTGCACGGCCGGCAGCCCGCCTGCAGCAGCAGATCTCTTTCTTTGTCTGGCCGCATCCTCTTCCTGGTGGATCTCATTCATCACACCTCTCTCCCCAAACCGAACCTTAGCGCCAATATCACTTCGGTGTGCGAAGAAAACTATTGCTGCATTGACCACGATGTCACTTATAACACCATATTCTATCATGATTGCATTGATTGACCGTGGTGATCCAAGTAAGGAACCGATCAGGTGGACAAGAGTGTGGATTGAGGGGTTGCTCCCGGCGGAGAAAGGACTTTTGTTGCTTATTTTGAATCCGATCATGTATGGGAAGTAGGAGTGCTTTACATCAATTTCATCTTGATGATTGATCATCATCTGGAAGACTTCAGATACCAGGCACCCTGCGAACAGCCATTTGATTGCGTCTGCTAATCCGGGTTTCTTAAGTATTTGTTTAAGATACGTTAGGTCTACAAGACCAGAGCACCCTTGGTACCGTAGTCCGATGGTTCCAAAGCGTAGCTTCCCCATTCCATGCGAGGGGAATCTTTCTAAAAACATATCAATAGCAGATGCCATTATCTCAAAGTTTGGATGGTCTACAAGTGATTTAGAGTTGGTCAAGAATGTAGCGATTCGGATGTTTTGTGTATCATGCGTTGAAAATGGAGCGAGGATCGAAGCAACTTTGGTGCCGTAAGCTGTTTGCATTTTCTCATGTGTTTTATTATACCTATACGAGCAAAGGAGGTTGCCCACCAGATAGATATCAACCTCATCGGTCAGTAGGCGCGGATTTTTTGGTGTATACTTGCGCGTATCTTGAGATATCATGATATGGAGGAGACTAAGAGGAGTAACTGTATCACCCTTCTTACCGATGACCTGTCCGTAACTCTCCCAGTTGGTATCTAGTTCCTGAGTCATAGTCTTACAAAATTCGTAAATGTAATCGATCACATGAGATGGAGGAACTTTCTCTCCCATAAGGAACTCAAGAGCTGCGACTCTGGCCGTTTCCAGACTACAGTCAGCCATCACAGAGATCTTGAATAGTGGTTTTGTCTTATTGTTAGTAAACCAGGTGAACGGATATTCTACCGGACTAGTGAATTCAGGGGTTCGGACCACGAACTCGGTCTTGGTGTCTATATGATAGAGTCTGGTTTGTTCCATAGTAAATACTTTGACTGATTATCTGAAGTAAACTTATTTGGTTGTTAACAAATCTCCAGACCACAGCGTATATACAGTCGT